GTAATCAGAAAAGAAGTAATTGATATAGTGACCTGAATAAAGTTTTGAATCAATCTCTTCTTTGTAAAGACTGCAAGTAAAATTCATTATTCAAATCCTCCTTTAGCGGTGAATACCCTATGTGCAGGATGATTGTTTTTTGGCTCCTCTGCAATCTTGGATTGTTTTATCTCGTAAATATCTCTCCAGCCACCCGCTATTGCCTTTTCAAGGGCTATCTTCCTGTCTTTGGGTGTGAATGTTCGTAACTTCTTAAAAATCCTCTCAGCAACGCTTGTAGAGCAGGTAGCTTTATTTTTATATCTGATAGGCCACCATTCAAGGATTAGCTGAGAATATTCCTTAAGGTCATCAGGTATTAATCTTCCGTTGATAGTTGGGTTGGCAAAAGGATCATTGCTTGGTTGAGAGGGTTTTGGTCTTTTACGTTTCATTTTTTCCCAGACAAGACTACGCATGTAATCCGATCTGTTCATTCCGTAGGTTTTTGTATCGTCAATAAAGACTGCCATCTCTTCATCAAGGAATACAGAGACTTTTATGTCTTTTTTGGTTTTGCCATTCATACAGTATTAATGATCTTTACTGACATTAGATGATATTTAATAATATGTCAACAATAAATCTTCTCTATATCCTATATAAATATATATATATATTATTATCTATTAATAGATAACTAAATCTATTTATAGATAAAGTATTTAATATATATATTATTATTATTAATAAATTTATATAAACTCTTTATATATTCTTTTTCTTTTGCTTCTTTTCTTTTTCTTAAGTCATCTTTTTCCGCCATTCATAGGTTGTTTTTATATCGGTCTGCTAGTATATTAATATATATTTGCCATTCATTATGACCAAGAACCTAAAGCGTATCAGTATATCCGTTGATGAAGATGACTATGCAAAATTCCAAGAGTTAAAACAACCTGGATTATCTGTTGGCTTTCTAATCAGAGAAGCTATGTCAGATTTTTTAAAAAAATTTAAGGAAAAATAATTAATTTAATTGGTCAGGATAATTATTATCTTTCCACTCTTCATTCATATCGTCAGATAAAACATTTAAAATATTACTCATTGCATTACAACTGGAAGGTGTAAGCATTGAACCAATCAGCATAATACATAATTGTTTCTTTTGATATTCTGGAAGATAAGTTATATTTTCAAAAATAGTTAAAACTTTTTTATCTATCATTATCCTTTATCCCTCAACTTTTGTTCAAATGCTTCTCTATCTCTTTCTTCTGCTGTAATTATATATTCAGCATCACTATATGGACTATCTCCATCAGGTGTTGGATCATAATAAATTATTTCTTCCAAAGACTCTATAATCTCACAAAGTTTTTCTTCAAAAAAACAAACTTCAAAGTCTCTATCAGGTGGACTTTTCTTTAATTCTTCATTGATATATTTATCAAGATCATTTCTAATCTGTTCAAGTTTAGTCATTAGTTTTCTCCATGTAAGGTGTTGTATAAGAATCAAATATCCATGATGCAGTATTCCACCACTCATCTATCAGGTCTTTTGAATTTACTATGCTATATCCATCATCAGATTCTCTACAGAGATCAGCATAATATTCAGCAAAATCTTCATAAAATTCTGGTAACAGATTAAATTCTTTAGCTATTTCATTAGCTCTATCGGTGCAGTGTTCATGGAATAGATCAGCCATATAAAGCTGATCCATTTCTTCCATACGTTGCTGCGGTGTAGGATTATCAATCATAAATCCATCTGATAGGGGTTTCTGATTTAAAAATAAAATCTATATGTACATAACAATCTTCAATATTTTCATATTCCATAATTGTATTTTTTCTAATGTGTTCAGTTGCAAGTTCTTCTAATTCTTTAGAAGAATAATCTCCTTGATAATATATAACTTCTTCTTCTTTATACTCTTCTCTAGCGACTACAACATAATAATAAATACCAGTTTTAGTCCAGTTAATATCAGCCATTTTCATACTCCTTTACTTCTAATATTTTTACTGGATCAGTAAAAAATCTATCTTCAACAGTATTTACTACACAGTTTTCAAGTAATGGATCTCCTGAGGGACAAATAAATTTATCTTCAGTATCTACCTCTACCAGTAAAGTAACTTGAATTTTTTTAATCATTTTTAATCTCCGTAATTTCAGTAATTTCATGATCTTCTAATTCAATATCATGTTGTTTTAAATATTGTCTTTTTAAAATATCTATGTAATGTTCTTTTGATTCTGCTTCATGGAAGTTAAAAGCAAACTCTACAACAATCACTGATTTAAATGTTTTTGTCATAAGATTTTCGGTAACGAATTTTCGGTTTTGATTTGTACTGGACTTACTTAAATATTTAATGCCAGTTTATAAATCAACCTTCTTCAGAAAGTGATTTAATAATATATTCATTGCTTTTTCTTTCTCTTCTTTATCTGAAGTAATATCGCTATATATATTTTTTTGATCTAAATATATTTGATGTTTTAAGTTAATTTTATCAGCCCTTTTATCTATTATTTCTATACGATTATCTTCTTCCCACGTTTTAATATCTTGTTCTTTAATTACTATTTTATACCAATCATAAAATGTATTTTTATCAACGCCTTTAAAGTGTTTTCTACATTCTTTTACTATTTCATTCCTTTGTAATCCTTTCCTGATTAATTCTTTCATGTATTCCATACATGATTCTCTGTTTGGATTTATATTAACCATCTTCTTTTTCTTCCCATTTAAGTGCATTATTAGAAAATTCCATTAATCTTTCTAATACATCATCCCTTGTATAATCTTTTTTTATTGCATCATTACCAAAAGCTATTTCAAAAACTTTTTCAATAAATTTATCATCTTTATATCTTTTATAACTTCTATTTAATTCATTGATAGTCTTTAAAACTTTATCTTCATTTTTCGCTTTAAATGGACTATCTTCAAAATTACAACAATCCCAGTTTTCTATCTGATAACCAGTATGTTCATAGCTATAAAGACTATCTATTGCATAGCAATCAATAGCATCTTTACCTTTATGAAATTCACCATCCAAACAATCTCTTGTTCGATGAAATATCCATCCATATTTAAACTTAACGTCCTGAGGAAATACCCATGCCCAGTTAGTATTATCTCTAATAATTTCATAGGCTTCTTTGTTAGTTAATTTATTCATAATTAATCAGTTGTAAATTTAACTTGACCTACAGTATTGCCATTAATATCTCTTAATTTTGTTTCTAGTTCCCATGAGGTATCAGGTTCTATAACTGATTCAATAGCAGTTGCATAATTTTTTAGTATTCTTGAAATTTCAAAACCTAAATTTTCATCAGCAAAAGCTTCGTTATCAGTGTTAATTTTAATTGTGAGATTCATTTTCTACCTACATATCTAGGGTTATCTTTTAAATGGTATGGATTATATTTTTTTACTTGTTTATATATATCCAGAATAGATTCTCTTTCATTCTGATTAAATAAATTATCTTTATATAGATCAAAATTAACTATCTCATCAAGTGCTAAAAATAATGCACTTGCATCCTTTTCTTCTAACTTAAGATTCATAACTGACATTAATTTGATAATGGATTTTTGGTAGATTTTTAATATCTAAATTTTTTAATTTGACTAATGATTCAGTCAATATATCTTCAACAATCATTCGATCATTTTCAGATAAATTTTGATGATGATTTAAAACGTGTTTCATAATTTTTCTATCCTGACTAACGAATGTTCATTTTCTTCTATCTCTTTATATCTCTTTTCACTAATAGAGAATTGACTATGTGCTATAACATATTCAATTCTTCTTTGAATCTCATCATTCATCCATTCAATAGCTTCATATTCTTCATCAAATAACTTAACTACTGGTTCAGTATCTAATGAATCTATAGCGTAGGTTACTTTATATTTCATAATTAATTAGCTTTTTTGTAGTTTTAGAATGATTCATAGTAAATACTATTTTTATTTAAATATTTCTTTTTTAATTTCTTATAAGTATCAGGATGGCATGAAGCTAACTTACAATAGCTAGTCTGTTTAATCATCCAATCATGATCCAATAAAATAGGAATCATTCTTTCATCATCTATCGTTGTTTTGAATAATGTCATAATTAATAAATTACCTCTTTAAATAAAATTACTTTCATAAGTTTTTATTGGTTTTTTTAATGTTGATTCTAAATTTTCAAAATCTTCAACATGCTCTTGTATATAATCTTTATCTTTAGCATCAAAACAATGCTCATTTTGAACTTGCCAATAACACATATAAAAATAAAGTTCACTTATTTGTTGGCCAGTTAAGGGAACATTAAAACTTGTTTCTAAATAAGATAATGTCATAATTAATAATTCTCTTTATAAGTGCCTACAACTTCTTTAATCATTGAATCAAATAAACTTTCATCTATTGATTCATTACTCTCATTTTTGAAACTTTGATAATGATCCCTTGTAAAAATTAAAGAATTTAATAGATGATTTAATTCTGAATCATCTAATTTAAAGACTCTTAACCTTTTAATGGATTCATTTGTTAGTTTTGATTTTTGGCCTTTAATATCGGCCTTTAATGATTCTTTCATGGTTTTGATTTAAATTAAATTGTTATACCTAAATTATATCATATAATTAGTAAACTTCAAGTATTTATAAGCCTACTATCCTTTATTCAATCTCATCACCTAACTTATTAAATTTTTTATTTATATTTACTACATACAATATTCCATCTTCTTTTAACATACTTAGCTTTTCAATAAACCATACATTATTTATATAATGTTGTTTAGCATTTAATCCTTTATAATATTTTTCACTAAATTTCATTTTTACTACCTTTTATTTTTAATATCTCTTTTTTTATTGGCGTTATATCTATTACATTATTATCTAATAAATTATCTAAAAAATCTTGACTAACTTCTATAGCTTTATTCGCCTTTAAATAATTATTTATATGTCTACTTGTTGTACGACTATGTTTAAATGATGTTTTATAATATACATCATTTATTCTTGCACTAACAACAGTATCATAAGAATAAAATAACTCTTTATTCTTATTAACTTTAACTATGCTTTGATTAGATCCCGCTTTAATTAATTTCATTTGATTAATAGCTCCCTTAACTCATTAGCTAGTTGATCCGCTAAACTTAAATCTTTTATTCCTTGTAATTTCATATTTTTAACTGTTATAAACTTATAAAAATTAAAATCTTTCTCAATTAATTCATTCTTATGATTAAAACATTCATAACTAAAATCATTATTATTTCTTGTTAATAAATTGTAAACTGTCTTATTATTCATATAATCAGGCTTTAAACCTTTTTTTAATTTAAGTTCCCAATTAGAATAAAATCTTTTGAATCTTACATATCCTAAATAAGGATATTTAGTTTTATATTTATAATAAAAACTTTTATTAATTTCAAAAGTTTTATCATTTTGATAAAAAATAATTTTATTTATATTCATTTTTTATACCTATGATTTAATTCTCTTTTTTTACATCCTTTTATAATTTCATTCCTTACTTTAATATTATATCGTTGTTCTAAACTCCATTTATTTAAATGATGTTTAAACCAATAACTCTTAGGAAAAAGTTTTTTAACTTCTTGTAAACTCTCAAATAGATAAGCTTCTTCATAACCATATTGAAAAGGTAGCTCAATTATTTTTTCATTATTCATTCCATAATTTAAAATTACTTTACTTGAAAAATAACTATTACCATTAATAGTATCTCGCCATTGTTTAGCGTTTATATCAATAGTTTTTAATTCTGATAATTTCATAATTAAAAATTTAATTTTGTAAGATTTAATAAATTAATCTAAATAAATAGATCAATTTTTTAAACCTAATAAATATTAGGCTTAAAGAATTAATCAATTGTTTGAACTTGGATGACTTATCGACTCATAAATTAATTTCTTATTCATTTCGTGCATATCTTTTAAAAAATTATCTTCTTTTTTATTCTCTTTTAATTCTCTTTTTAAATTAGCTATTTCTATATTCTTTCTTGTTATCTCTAATTGTGCATCCATTAATTCCTTATAAAGGATTTCTTCTCTTCTTGTTATTGGTGTGAAATTCATCCTGCTACAGCTCCATTAAAATAATATACTTTTAAATAATTATCTAATAATATTTCATTTATTTTTAGATGTTTACTTTGATCCTGAGTTAAGATTTCAGCAATATTTTTATCTGCTATTACTTGACTAGGTTTAACATTGTGCTTTTTGCATATGTTTTCATAAGTTTGATATAACATAATTTTAAATTTCATTAATTACATTTTGAATAGATTGGTTTCTATTCTCCATTTGTACATTCTGCAATGGTCTATCGTTGAAAAGTGATGATGCAAGAAAGCAGATAATGATAAATAAATAAAGTCTCATGATTAAAAAGTTGTAAGATTTTCTTATGTAAAGCGATAGTTAATCTGAAAAAATAAATTACTTGAAATAAATAATTACTACTGATAACTAGAAATAGTTAGAGCTAGTAGAATTGAGTTAAGTAATAAATAAATTAAAGATAGCTATGCTCAATTATTATTTTATCAAATATAAACTTATTTTTATATCATTATTAAGAATTGTAAATAATACACAATAGTAATATAAATATGCTATATTGAATATAGTTAAAATCTTACAAAAATTTATGACTATCAAAGAATTTTTAGCTAGTGAATACGCAAAGGAACTTACTGCAATTCTTAACAAGATTGAACCACTAGGTACACCAGAACAAGTTAAAAAGACATTAGAGGTTAATTACAGACAATTAGAATACAACGGCTATTTTAGACGCAATAGCAGGCAAGATTTATTAAATAATACCTGCAAAGAGCTTTGGTCATTTGTTGATGCTTGTAACCCTGAGTTACCTATTAGGAAATAAAAAAATGTCACCTGAACTTATCAAATGGCTTGCAGCCATGCCGAAAGAATACCAACTATCAGGCAGTAAAGAAGCTTATTACAACGGCCAGAAACAACTAAAGCTATTTCTATCTAAAAAAGATTAACACTTATTGTAGACTCTTCTGACTACCTTAGAATCTAATCTAAATTTGTAGCTCTAGCCTACGGGGTAGAGTTGCAGATTATTTTTTATTTTTGTGTGGCGTGGGTAACTTAAATATATTTCAGCTAATTTTTTGGTTCAACTTTTATGGATAATTCAGGAGCTTGTATGTTAACTGTTTCAACGGATTCGCCAATTACTTTGCCGAGGGAATCTAGGATTTGAGCTGCTGTTTGAAGCTGACCTTTTTTAACTGCTTTGTTGAAGAGGCGGATACGCATTGCTTGAAGGCGAGGTAGTAGAGTTTCTCTATCTTTTTCCCAATCTTCTTTATTCCATTGTTTAACTTTTTTCCAATCTTGCCAAGCGGTTACTTCTGAGATGCCTTCAATTTTAGAATGTTCTAGTACGAGGGCACGTGTTGTTTTACCTTCAAGTTGGCGAGAATATAGGCGTTGAGAACGAAGTTGTACGTTTTGTGCGGAGGTGCGGGCACGAAAATGAATATTTCTTTTAGGTTTAGATTCTTCTAATGGTTGATCGGCAGGAAATGTAGATGAAACCACGGGATTTTTAGATGTATTTAAGTGAATGATAACTTAAAAGTGAGTAAATAGGCTATAAATAGGGGGTATGAGTTGTATTTTTTGTTAAATTAATGGTTGTGAGTGACGAAAAAAGAAATGAGATAAGTTTGCGGTACGCACAGGGGGAGGTGTTTAATAGTGATAAGAGATTTAGGGTGCTGGTAGCTGGAAGAAGATTTGGAAAGTCATATTTATCTTGTATAGAACTATTAAGAGGGGCTATCAATCGGCCGAATGAGGTTTATTTCTATTGTGCGCCTACTTACAGGATGGCAAAGGATATTGCGTGGAAGGAATTAAAGAGATTAACACCGAGAACGTGGGTTAAGAGTAAGAATGAGACAGATTTGAGACTTGATTTGATTAATGGTTCGAGTATTGAATTGAAGGGAACTGAAAATGCGATGGCATTAAGAGGTAGGAGCTTGGCTGGTGTTGTATTGGATGAGGCAGCATTTATGGATAGAGATGTATGGGCTGAAGTTATTAGACCTGCGTTGGCTGATAAACAGGGTTGGGCACTGTTTATTTCTACTCCAGATGGAACTGCTAGTTGGTTCTATGATATGTGGTGTTATTGCGGAGAGAAGGAATGGGATGATTGGCAGAGATGGAGTTTTACAACAGTAGAGGGGGGTAATGTAGCGAAAGAAGAAGTCGAAGCTGCTAGGGAACAATTAGATGCGAGGACATTTAGACAGGAATTTGAGGCAAGTTTTGAAAATCTTACTGGATTGGTAGCTGTTAGTTTTGCTGATGAGAATATTGATAAGGAAGTACAGGATTTACACATGCTTCCCTTGTTAATTGGGTTGGATTTTAACGTTGACCCTATGGCAGGGATCTGTGCTGTAAAGCATAATGATACGCTTTACGTTTTTGATGAGATCATGCTTACAGGAGGTGCTACCACATGGGACTTTGCAGAGGAGGTTATGAGAAGGTATGGAGTTGATCGTAGAATTATTGCTTGTCCTGACCCTACGGGAAGTGCAAGAAAGACATCAGGAGTAGGAGTAACAGATCATACGATACTTAGACGTAGTGGATTTACTGTAATGAGTCCTAGAAGCCCGTGGAAGATCAGAGATAAGATCACTGCTGTCAATACTGCCCTGTTTGATGCTAATGGTGACAGGAGGACGCTTATACACCCTCGTTGTAAAGAATTGATAAAAGCACTTAGGACGTTAACTTATGCACCTAATACTGGTTTACCTAATAAGAATTTAGGTGTGGATC